AAACCTTATCCTTAATAGGACCTAAATCGATACCCTTAAGTGCTCTATTTTCCTTGTATGGATTACAAGAGGCTTGAACCATACCGACAGGTGCTCCTATACCTGTAACTAAAAAATCCGCATCAGGATATATCTCGAAAGGAACATACCTATCATAAGAACCTTTTTTCATTTTACCTAAACCATATTGTACTAATATGTTACCCAACTTTTTAATTCCTTTGTTTTCGTCACCCCTTTGTTTTATAAACTCATCTTGGTTTTTTTGCATAGTTTCAACGTCCGCATAATTTCTATCTACAGCTAACTTTTTGATGTTGTTATATATACTAATCAAACTCGCCTCTGAATTCATAACTAAGTTTTCCATAAATTCAGGATAGTTTTTGTATGCCAACAATAGTTTGTTAGTTACCAACCCAAAAAGAATTTTGTTTTCTCTTAATGATTTGTCTTTATCAAAGTTATAAACAAAATTCATAACCATTTTAGGTGTTACTTTATTTTCAACAAATTTTGCCGAATCGACCATTGAAATAACAAATATGTCGTCATTTGTAAAGATTTCTTTTGGTGAGATTACTTGAGATATTGTTTCAACATTTGATTTTGCCTGTTTAAAACTTGTTGAGGTGTGACCTTCGACTCCTGATTGAGTATCGTGGTGGTCAGTATGTATTTCAAACATCACTTTCCCGTGTGCAAAATCTACAAGTACTGGCATTACTTCACCATCAGCATCGGCTTTCTTAATTGCCCATTCCTTTTCTCCGTATTGGATTATCTCACAATCAACAACCTGAAATCCTTGGTCTTCTAAATAATCTCTCATCGCAATTGCGGTGGTAACACCATCCAAATCTTGATGAAAGTATATTTTTGCTTTTTTATATCTTTCTAATAAAGAATTTATATTTCTGATACCTGATTCATTCAATAACTTTTGAACTAATCTGTCTACTTGTGACTCTGATAAAATAACTGTATTCATATCAGATAAATATGATATAAAACAAAAAAACCAACTTAAAGTTGGTCTTCTTTTATCTCTTCAAGAGTTTTAAAGTAATTTACTCTTGTCTCAGCAACTTGACAATAATTGGGTGAAAGTTCAATACCAATCCATTGTCTCCCCAAAATTTCCGCTGCTACCAAACTAGTTCCACTACCAGCGAATGGGTCAAGTACGATATCGTTTTTATATGTTAATATCTTAATCGCCTTTGTTGGAATGTCCATTGAGAAGGTCGCCTTCGTCATTGGTCTTGAATCGTTCAGGTATTTCCATTGTCCGAATACCAACTCCATAAACTCTTTCTTATCTTCGTCCTGATAAACTACTTTAGTTTTGAATGTTCCATCCTCTTGTTCTATTTGAGTCGGAACTCCCTTCCATTGTGGTTCCCCTTTTACTTTCTTAATATGTTTGTTCTTATAAGCAAGGATTACACACTCCTTTGGGTTATATATGTAGGGACTCGACGGACTCATCCAACTACCCCAAGCGGTTGTCTTACTTCGGTGTGGGGAATCTTCTTCTAAATCGACAATACCAAAAAACTTAAACCCAATTTTTTTCATTAATTGATATATCTCCGACACAAAGAAAATCCGTCCACCTTTATCTTGGCGATTGATTTCATAAGGAATATTAAGAGCGATTCTACCATCATCTTTTAACACTCTAAATGCTTGGGTTAACCAATTCTCAGAGAACTCCAAATATTCATCAAAAATAACATCATCATTATGTACGTCGTATGCGATTCCAACACCGTATGGACAACTAGTCACTATTAAGTCAATCGATGATTCAGGAAATGTTTTCATAACCTCCGAACAATCCCCATTTATAATTTTTCCTGTTTCAATCATCTTTTTTCTAATGTATCAATCTTATGTTGTAAGTACCAAAGTGCCTTTTTTAAATCTTCCAATTCTTTATCAGTGTTTTTCTTTCCTGCTCTTGAAATATATTTTACTGTATTCCCTAAACAAAAATCCAAGCCCCAAGCATCAATAACCTTGATTGCTTCGTATGGATTTAATTCACCTCCGTAATGATTAGGGTGATTAACCATTTCTTTATCCATACATCAACTATTTTGATAAATTAACTTCATTGTGTCAGGATTAATTACAAACTGAAAATCAATAATTGATAAATTATCTTCTAAGTAATCATTTTTAAACGATAGGTTTGAACCCTGAACATCAAAATTTAATCCATTTACTACTTCACCAATTGGGTCTAAATATTCAATCGTAACTGAGGTAATTTTGAATAGGTCCGCAGGATTAAATGAATAATTTACGGTTTGATACATTTTTGTTTTGAAGATTAATTTATCTCCTTCATTATAAATTTTAAAACTTCTAAAAAGATATTCAGGTACAGTTACCTCTTTGTTAAATTTGATAATGAATCTGTTTGATTTGAGCGGTTCAACCGGTGTAAATTTTGTTAATTCAGGCATTTGATTTTGTTCTATAAAAATTTTTATTGTCTTTTACTTCTTCAATGACACCCTCTTCAATGTAATCTTTGAGTATTTCTTTTGCATTATACTCGTTGCATTCTAAAATACTTTCTGCAATAAACGAGATATGTAAAGGTCCTCTTAACTTATTTAGAAGAATTCTTTCTTTGTTTTTTGGAAGTGGTGTTGTCATCTGTCTCTGTAGTTGGGGATTTGAACTGTTTTTTCCACTCTGATTTTGATACGTATTCATAACCGTATTTTACCTTTGGTAAGGCGTCTTTGTCTTTAACTCGTTCGAGTTTTCCTGTTTGTTTGTTTCTTAATGTTTTCATATATTCCAGTCTTTGATTTTTTCAACGATTTGTTTCTCGGTCATTCCGCCACGATAAAGGTTATAAACCTCTGTGGATAATTTATCAACGAAAATAATTGCATCGGCCTTAAATAGGTCTTTTAATAATTTACCTCTATTAAGGTTATCCTTTATTGTCTGAATTGTCAGAAATCTTTTTATCATCGGGATATTTGATTGAATTAATAACTTCTCTTACTTTCTTTCCCAAAGTATAATCATTTGGATTTGAATTAACAAGTTTCTCAATTAATTCATATGTAATTTTTTCTTTCATACCTTATCGTATTTTATTGATAATGATTGATTTATATAACCTAAAACTCTTCTTTTGAAAATCGGTAATAATGTTTCATTCAAAGGATATTCTTCTCCCCCTGATACTTCAAATATTGGATATTTTGTATTTTCGTCAGGTTTGTTCCACTTACTGAAGTTATTAATAATTTCTGATAATGTCAAATCATCTTTTGGCCCCGAGTAAATTAAATTTGAAAAGTTTCTTAAATCAGTACTACCTTTAGTTTTTTTCAATTTGTATTCCCAAACATATAATGTCTTTTCTTTTTTGTTATTGAAATAAAAGTATCCTGATTTTTTGGTTAATTCATTTTTATTTCTTCTTAACTGAACTGATATACTTTCATTAACCAAACCCCATATTGATTTTGCAATATTAAAATAATCGTAAATCTTTGGTGCAGTGTATTTCAAGATTTCTTTATACTGCGAATCCTCGTCAGTGTTTAATTCTGGTATTTGGTTGTATTTCAAATCAGCAACCAATAATTCATCATCAAAATATTCAAATCTCTTATCGGTTGATAACATTTTGTTTTCACTAATCATTGTTCTTACGTTTGCAAAATGCAAAGACAATTCAATAAAGGAGGGATAAACCTCAAATTTATCAAATCTCTCGTTTAACTTTTGAAAATAACTTAGTAAAACATATTGTTTATGTTCTAAATCAATAGGTTCTTGGAAAATCCAATCCGTATTTAACAAAAATTCAAATCCTTTTTTTAATTTTCTTCCCGACATTTTTTTCTTTTTTTATCAAATATAAATTAATATTGGGATTTATTAAAGGTTAATTTGTTCTCATTACGACATATGTTTCATCATTAACATAAGTGGTTTGATAAGAGCCGTCGTATCCATTCATAATTCCTATTCCATCAGAATCTACCCACGCTTGAGCCAAAGCATCTTTATCTAGATATTCTTCCGCATCAATTCCGAACTCTTCCAATTTTGCAAGATAATCGTATTTAACATCATCTAACAATTCATCTACCTTATTATCAATCATTTCTTCCGTTGGTTCTGTATCAGGTTCAATTGAATCTAATTCTTCTTGTGCGGTATCGATATTTGATTGAACCTCTTGTATTTTTTCATCTAACTCATTGTATTCATCACTATCAGAATCTTCCAAATTTCTTTGCTCTTCTTCCAAATCCGATAACATACTTTCCATTTCCTCAATATAATTTTCAAGTTGTTCCTTACGTGCTTCTTGTTCTGAGGTTAATTCAAAATCATCTTCGTTAAAGTACGAATCAGGATTGTTTCTGACATCATCCTCATAAAAATCTCTGAAGAAATCTAAAATACTTTCCTCATCTAAATGGTCCGTCCAAAAATTTTGATTAAACCCACCAGTTCCGTTTTCGTCTACGTATTCTTTAGCGTAATCAAGTGCGGCATCTTCGGCATCGCTTTCTGTTGATGCAACATATGTATTTCCATATAAATTTCCTTGGTATATTTCATATGTACGCATTTTTCCATAAAAACCGTATTTACTTGGAATCAATGCATAAACATCAATCTTTTCTTCAATTTCTTCAATTTCAGCATCAATAGAATCTAACTCATCTTGTAATTCTTCTGAATCATTACCTTGCTCTTGGTCGTAATATATATTTCCTCTACGCTCTTTTAATTCTCTTAATCTATCGACCTCAACTTCGGTTTGAACTTCATCTCCTTCATTTTCTTGTAGGTATTGAAATACTGCGATGGCACATAATCCTTCATCATCAGCATTTTCCAAAGACCATTCATCATCTTCTCTTCTTGATTGGGCTTGTGATAACAAACCGGCAACTCTTCTTCTTTCTTTAATTTTGGCTCTTTCACTTCCCCAATCAGTAACTCTACCAGTTACTGTTACACCATCTAGTGAAGCAATACCACTATCAACCATATCCAAATCTCCATTAATTCTAATGATTGGACCTAAAGATTTTATTTCTGAATATCTCAATTTCAAATTACCATTAACCACAATTTTTTTATCTCTGTATTTTCTTAACTTTGATAGAGCATTTAAGTTATAGTCAATTGCAGGAATCAATCTATAAAGTTCATCAGGTGTGACTTCAATAACTTCAAAAGGCTCCTGTTCTTCCTCTTGTTCTTTAATAACTTGTATGAGTTTTGTTATATCTTGTTTTTTTAATGTAATTTTTTCCATAATGTTATTTATAAATATCCAATATTATTTACTATGAAACCATAATCATAAATATTT